TCACGCCCTGCTGTTTTGCCAATCTTTGTAAGAAAGCGCCGTCGCCCTCCGTTTGATCTATATGCGGCAGCTTTTGAGAAGCGATCGCCGCGTCAATGATCGTAAGCAGCCCGTTGCGTTCGCCAATCTCTTTAAGAACATCCCCCATCACAAGGTCATGCCAGCTTTGATTGATGTGATCTTTGAGAACTACACCCGCGCTGGTGGCAGAAACAGTAAGGGTAAACCCGCTTGAACCGCCTGCAAAACCACACTCAGTTACGCCGTACTTTCCCATTTCAACCAACGGCTCACCTTCATTGATGCCGATTGAGAGTGCGATCGATTGTCCTGCTGTTGGCACTTGGAGAGTTTGATCGCGGTCATCTAAAGTAAGTTGTAGGGTGTCGCCTGATTTCCCATCGGCGTTATCGGTAAGCGTAAGGGAAATTAATCGATCCATAATCGAAGAAGAGCGGTCGTCGCCATCAACCGCGATTTTAACTTGAGGTTTTGTCAACTCCAGAGCCTCACTACTTCTGATTCCCTGGCTTCAAAATTCGGCAAAATAATTTCTAAGCCTTCTGGCAAAATCGGCAGGCTGTTCGCCAGTTTTGGATTCAATCGCATCACCGCCTCTGTGCTACCGCGTGAAAAACCGTACTCACGATGGCAAATTAAATCCAGTTCGTCGCCATCCTTACAAGTGTAGATTCTCATCTTTTAGCCCAAAACTTTAATCGCTCGATCAAAATACATCTGGCGATCTGCCAATCCATTGATCACACCCGCTGCTCCACCGAGGTTAACCATGCGGGAAATTTGCTCCAAAGTATCACCGCGATCGCATCGTGCATTCATGCCATTGATCATCCACCAAAATCCTGAGGCTGTGCCGGGATAGGTTTCGGCTACGTATGGGCACCCTAAATCATAGATTTTACGATCTCCCATATATTTGCTAAAAGCTAAATAATTTTCGGGCATAGACATTTGGAGCCAACCTGCCCCGCGATACATATATTTTCCGTCTACATCTGCCACCTTGGGCAGCCCAAACTTTTCTGGGATATACCAACCAGGATTAATTTCTTGGGTGTGTCGCAACCCCCCCGATTCATGCCCGATCTGAGGGAGAAAATGTTTCATCCTTTTGTGGGACGTGATGTCAAACCGAGCAAGGCAAGCGTTTAAGTCCCAAAATTGTTTTACTAAGGGTGCCCTGCCAAATATAGCGGTTGCCTGCTGCATAGAGATAAGTTGTCTTGGCTGTTTTGGTTTTGGCTCTGGTGTGTGCCCGTCTCTCCATACCTCAGCGAATTTTGCCAAAACATCCGCAGGGATAGCGCTCTGCAAATAATCGATCGCCTTCTTTTGGTGTGGCAAGGCTGCGTAATATTCAATAACGTCGATCAATTTAATCGTCATGGGGCGATACCTGCTAGCAACTGCTGAAACAATTTTGGATCGGCGTTCAGACTTTTGGCGAGACCCTCCGCCTTTCCTACCCACTTTTGTAAATCGGCGGACAGCCCCGGTGCAATGATCGGCAATTGACTTTGCAATGCTGCCAACGGATTTTTAGCCATTTGAGTTAGGGCGATCGCCGTACCTATCGCACCCTTTCCACTCAGGAAACTCGATTGTAATCCTGCTGCATTTACACCTAATGCACTAAAGGCATTCGATTGATTTCCCCCGATTGTTTGGAGTCCCATTTTATTGAGAAGGTCCGGGACTTTCCCGGTGTCGCCAACGCCCAAAGGCAAGGCAAGGGCGGTAATATTACCCGATGTAATTCCGCTATCGAGAATGTTTTTGAGGTTAGAAAACCCTGCAATTTTGCCGCCAATATTTTGAGCTGATAGGTCGCTAGGGCTGGGGACGAAACCAGCGATCGCCGTTTCCTTTGCAATCGATAAATCTCCTTTTAGGAGGGGGTTATTCGATTTATCCCTGCCGTATTCCTCAAAAGAGAGTGAGACCGAATTTTTTCTCTCTTGACCGCCTGGAAGGAAAACAGATCGGCTCTCCTCAATTGAAACCAAGATATACTCGCCAAAGACTCGACCTTCTGAACCGCCGCTCGTGAGCATGTAAGGCAGGGCTTTGTCGGCTAGCTCCCTTAAACTTTTTAGCGAGTCGGCTTTTTTGCTTAGTTGAGGAAAAGTCACGCCAGATATTTTGATCGGCTTTGATGCCTTGCCCATGTATTGACTTGCTGGGTTGCGAAGGATGCGCTCAATTTCGACCCACCTATAGCCAGTCGAGAGGGAAAGCGAATCGTAGGCTAAGCTTTCGATTGAGAATTGGAACTCGCCCCAACTGAGCAAAACGTCCATAAAAAAGAGGTTTACCTATGCTAAAGAACTTCTTTGGGCTAACTCAAACTGCTGTTGAATTTCTTGGAATGCTGCCTGTATCTGGGCTTGCAAACTTCCAGTCTCACCACTTGCCCCATTAATCGTGACGGGCGCGTGAATAATCACACTCGCCCCGCCGACATTGCCACCCGATGGAGAAGCTGAGGCGATCGCTGTTGAACTATCCCCCATCATTGCACTGACTGGGGAGGTTAGACCCGCGCTAGATTGCATAACTCCTTTGCCCAAAGTGAGCGGAATGTTTCTGCCAAGTTGGGTTAAATTTTTGAGCGCACCCTCTTTTGGATCTGATTGAGGTAGCATTGCTTTGATGCCAGCCAAGGTAGAATTTACCGCCCCAACTACCGCGCTAGCTCGACTTGTAATTCCACTCGCGAGAGCGTCCATCATTGCTGTTCCAATACTTCCTAAAAATGCGGGAAGGTCTTGGAAAGCCGATTTAACCGTGTTGATAATCTCGTTGGTTTTGGCAGGCAAAGCAGCGAGTGCATTTGCGATCATTGCCACGCCCTGAATAGCGATCGTCGCACCTTGTAAAAATCCCGACCCAATCTGAAGGATCAGAGGTATGACACCCATAATCACCGACCCGATATTTTGCAAACCGCCGCCGATCATTGCCAAGCCTGCATTAATCATTGCAGCAGCCTCAGGCGAAAGTGACGACATAAACACCGCGCCCATCTTTTGTAAGCCGCTCCAAACACCGGGGAGAATAGACACCAATCCTGCCAATGCCCCGCCGATCGCTAAAATTGGAACTAGAACAGCGCCACCCCCAATTGCTGCAAATCCACTCGCCAGCATCCCGACCCCAACTATTAAAGGTGGAACGATTGCGACGATTGCCAACAGACCTACAGCGATCGCCCCTACCCAAGGATTTACGCTGGCGAACTCGCTAAACTTTTGGAGCAACGGCGTGACGGCTGTAAGCACAGCATTGATCGGCGGCAATAAAATGTTGCCAAATTGGACGGCGATCGCTGAGATAGTTGCCAGCATCACTTTTAGTGGCCCCCCGCTCTGGGCGAGAGAATTTGCGTTGGCTTCCGCCATTGAGCTAGCAAGTTTTGACGTATCGGCTACTCCCATCAACCCCCGGTCAACATCCTTTAAGCCTTTGGATAGTGCTAGGATCTCATCGGCACTTTCCCGCCCAAACGCTTTATTCATAGCGCCTACAACTTCAGTTAAGGGCAGTTTCGATTTATTCAAAGTCGATAAAAAGTATTGAATCGCTTGGGTACTTTTACCGCTATTCATTAAGCTGGTAACTTTACTCGCGTCAACTCCCAAAGCCGTAAACCCCGCTCTAGCTTTGGGAGCGGCTGTTGAGATATTCGCAAGAGATCCTACCATTGCATTAAAGGAGGTAGAAGCGCGATCGGCAGGTAAACCTAGTTTTGCCATCACCCCGCCAAACACCGCCGTATCTTGGGATGACATTTTGACCGTAGCCGCCATCGACCCGACCCGCGCTGTAAAGTCGAGAATGCCGGAGGCGGTTCCGCCGATGTTGTCATCCACAAAATTTAATGCACCTGCAAAAATTTCAGACTGTGCAATGTTTTGCTTAAAGATGCTATTCACAGCCGTAAGCTGGCGACCCATATCTGCCATTTTTTCTACGGGTGTGTCAGTCGCCATTCCCAATCTTGCGACCTGAGAAGTAACGGCGGCTAGATCTTCTTTTTTGGTTCCGAGTGCTGCCATAGCTCCAGCAATTTCGAGATACTCTTTTGGCAGGATTCCCAGAGTAGGCGCAAGTTTGAGCGCCTCTTTTGACATGCCTGCCATCTGAGTATTAGTTAAATTGGCAGTCCTTTTAATCGAATTGAGGGAAGCATCAAAATCAAACGCCTGTTTGACCATCGTCCCCAAACCCACACCCGCTGCAAGCGATACAGGCAATAGCGATTTTGCGCCCCGAACTAACGAAGAATTTTGGATGGCTTGCATTTTCTTCAATCGCGACTCAGCACTACCGATCGCGCCACCTAAAGAAGCTGCGATTTTGCCGCCAATTTCTACGATTACAGGAAAAGTTTTGCCAGCCACGGATCACCTTGCTTTGTTTGCTTTAGCTATCTCTTTATTCAACCTCTCGCTAGCCCGTAGCCATCGATTAAAATCCACGTAATCCATAGATAAAATCGCATCTATCGAAGTGTGATTATCGCGGCAAAATATCAGCGTTGCCCTCCTAAATGTCTCGGATACTCCCCCCCTTCCTCATCACTTCCCTCCTTGTCAGGGTCTATACCCTTCATCTTTTGATAGGCAAGGAACAGGCGATCGCTATCGGTGGCATCCAAGTTCAGCAAATCATCAGGCGCGATTTGAGTAAGGGAGGACAATAAACCCAGCAGTTTTTTGCCCTGCGCCCCCTTGGCATCCATGTAAGAGATCTCATCCTTCATCTTTGGGCGGCGCATAAAAATGGATGTGATCTCAGCTGCCCCGTTTATCGTGATGGGGTAGTCAAGAATAATCGTGATTCCATCGGGTGCATTGATGTCAGGTTTTGAGGTCGGTTTTATCATCAGGCAACTCCTAAAGCAGTACGCATTTCAGCTAAGACATCTTTTCCATTGATAACCCTTTTGGCGTTAAGGATGTCAATCACGATCAAATCCTCCCCGCCCACGGACAAACTGTAGAATTCACAGTTCATCATAAACTGTGTTTCGCTTAGAGTCCCGCCTTCCCATGTACCAAAATCGATCATGTTAATCGCACCCTGGCATGTCACGACTACAGGCGTTATCGCCTCCCCACTCCTTTGCAAAGCTCCTCTCGCTGATAATCGAGTAGCGCTTGAGTTTAAATTGAGGCAGGTTTCAAAAAGTCCCTTATCATACGACAGCATCGTAAAGGTACACTCCAGAGCATTCAAACCTAAATCGATTGCTAGCTCGGAATCAAATCCACCCATCCGAACCGCTTCTGTTGCGACTTCTAACTTAGGGAGTTCTATAGATTTGACGCGCCCCAAATAGGATTCTCCTTCAATAAAAAGTGAGAAATTTCTTAAAGTTTGTGGAACATTCGACATGATTTAATCCCCTAAATTATTGGACGAAAATCGTATTAAACCCATCGGTAGTGATTGAGCTTCTGAAAGTTAACCGCTCAACAGGAAAAGTCGGGGTGAAAGAAAAATCGACAGTGACGTGCCCTTGGAGCAAATCAGCATCACTATTTCTCGCCCGATCCGCCCACACGTCACCCACCCCTAAAGTTGCACCTTGCACATTCAAACGGCGTAAGAATGCCTTTACTGTCCCGATTATTTCCGGCAAATACACGGTAGAGATAGCACGATCGATTGCCCAGAGATGCGCTTCTGAGATGCTGTCGGCAATTACATCGGCAATCCGGCGAGTGGTGATAAAGGTCATCCTAGAATCACTTGCGAGAGTCCGATTTCCCCAAGATCTAAACCCACCTTGGTATTGAATAATCGTGTTGATGCGGTTGGCATTCAAGATGTTTGCCCGACTCGAAAAATCTCCCATGGTGAACTCAATCGGACGGGCGATCGCTTCAATTCCATTGATCGGCTGATTTGAAGGACTCCACCAAAATCCTCTCTCGTTGTCACTTCTAGAAATCAATCCAGCTAACACAGGGGAGTAAGGAGTAGATACGCCCCCATACACTACCCAAGGATCAGCCGCGTAAATGCGATCGCTATCAAAGTCATCAGCGATTTGGATTGCAGCCGCGTCGGTTGTGTTAGGTCCATCAGCAATAATTACCGCCCTTAGCTTTTGGGCTACGGTGATCAGGTTGCTCAATACCCGATTTCTAACAGTGCCGATCGCCGTGATTCCAAGTGCCGTTACGCCGGAGGGTGGCGCTGCGAAAGTTGCGGCTGGAGCAGCTAAATAACCATTACCAGGATCATTAATTGTGACGCTGACGACTTT